TGGGTCTTTGATGGTGCCGGGATGTTCGAGAACACCCGAGGGAGCGGCACCGTTCGCAAAGAACTTAGCCCCGAACTCCTCGCAGGCAATTGCCATACCAATGGCGTTTTTAGCCATTGCTATAGGACTATAACCAACAAGGCCATCAAAGCCAAGACCTGGGATATGAAGCACATCGGAAGGCTTGAGTATCACCGATGAACCCTTCATCGTAGGAGCTTCCTCGTTTGACCTTTGATACGTATAATAGAGCTGGCCGTGCTCATCACGGTCAACGCTCATCTTATTGGGCATCAAAGGATAGAGGGCAACAACCTCGTTTTTGCCGTTTCGGATAATTTGCGCATACGCATTTCCCCACAGCAAAAGATGCGTCATAAGTGTCTCCCTGAAAACAAAACTTGACATTTCAGGGTTTGGCTCATCGTGAAGTAACAAATATAGCGGATGGTCAATTGCCTTCTCTTTTCCACCGCTTTCTGTATATCTGTAGAGATGCAGCGGAAGACCTGCGACCGCTTCGGCAAGAATTCGGACACAAGAGTAAACGGCCGTCATCTGCATTGCAGAACGCTCGTTTACATATTTGCCTGCGGTAGATCCGCCCATAAAGAATGTGTAAGAACTACCTGCCGTGCTATTTTGGGGCTTGTCGCGGGACTTAAACAGTCCTGAAAAGATACCCATTACATTTCCTCCTCTCAAATAAATAACAGTCCACGCTGATCATAGACGCTTTCACTGGTATCATTGCCGCATCGAATGGCTCTATCGAGTGCCATAATCGTAGCAACGGCTCCGTCAATTTTCTCCGTAGACTTTTCCTTGTCGGGCTTGATGTTGCCCGCAGGATCGGTTTTGATATAGATATTGTCCATCATCCAACGAAGGACTGCGTGACCGCCGTGGGCGATTTTTTCACCCAACACAAGATTCATAAGTTCTTTGGTCGGCGGCGACATATCTTTAAAGCCCTGTCCGAAAGGAACAACCGTGAAGCCCATTCCCTCAAGGTTCTGAACCATCTGTACGGCTCCCCATCGGTCGAAAGCAATCTCACGGATATTGAAGCGGTCCCCCAGGCGTTCAATGAATTTCTCAATGTAGCCATAGTGAATAACGTTACCTTCCGTAGTTTGCATCAGCCCCTGCCTTTCCCAAATATCGTATGGGACGTGATCCCTTCGAACTCTAAGCTCCATACAATCCTCCGGTATCCAAAAGTAAGGAAGGACAATATATCTGTCATCCTCATCGGTAGGCGGAAAAACAAGAACCAGAGCTGTAATATCCGTAGTAGACGAAAGGTCAAGTCCACCGTAGCAGACTCGACCTTCGAGTTCATCTTCATTTACTGCAAAAGCGCATCTGTCCCACTTCTCCATCGGCATCCAGCGAACCGCTTGTTTTACCCATTGGTTGAGTCGAAGCTGTCGGAAAGCATTCTCCTCTGCTGGATTTTGCTTTGCGGATTCGCAAGCGGCACGAACCTTGTCGATGCCAACTGTTATGCCAAGTGAAGGGTTGGCTTTCTTCCACACCTTGGGATCTGTCCAGTCGTCGTTTTCATCTGCACCGTATATAACGGGATAGAACGTAGGATCGACCTTTCTCCCTTCGATGATGTCTTTTGCCTTTTGGTGTGTCTCATAGCAGATGGATTTTGTATCCGTTCCCGCTGTTGTAATAAGAAAATACAGCGGTTGCATACGAGCGTCACCCGAACCCTTTGTCATAACGTCAAAGAGCTTTCGGTTGGGCTGCGTATGTAACTCGTCAAAGACGACACCGTGTATATTAAAGCCGTGCTTGGAATAAGCCTCGGCGGAAAGCACCTGATAAAAACTATTTGTGGGAATATATACGATACGCTTGGTGGCGGTCAGTATTTTTACACGCTTTGACAGCGCGGGACACATACGAACCATATCAGCGGCAACCTCGAAAACGATAGATGCCTGTTGACGATCCGCAGCACAGCCGTAGACCTCTGCCCTTTCTTCAAAGTCACCGCAAGTAAGCAATAACGCAACTGCGGCAGCTAGTTCGGACTTCCCCATTTTCTTTGGAATTTCGATGTAGGCGGTGTTGAACTGTCGATATCCGTTCGGCTTGAGAATGCCGAAAAGGTCACGTATGATTTGTTCTTGCCAATCAAGCAACTCAAAGGGTTTCCCTGCCCACGTTCCTTTCGTGTGGCACAAGCATTGGATAAAGTTGACCGCATAATCAGCCGCTTCTTGATTGTAGGTCGAATCCTTCGCCTTAAACTTTGTTGGCTTATACTTTTTTCTAGTAGCGATAACGGTCCCCTCCTTCCATAGGAATAAAAAAACAGCCCTATGGCTGTAACGAGGAAAGAGCCTCTCGGCTCAATCCAGGGTTATTATAACGATGTGTATTCGGTCATTCTTGCCTCACCCTTCGTAATCGTAAAGGTGCAGCCACCGTGAAACTTATCTCCTTCCTTAGCTTTAGGTCCCCACTCAAGTGCTCTCTTGAATGTAATGTCGTGAATCAAGCATCCATCAGCTTTTAGCATCAAGAGGAGTGCTTTCAGATCACTTGAGGCTCGGCACCGAAATCCGTATTCTTTCGGAATACAATATTCTGCAAAGTAAACCATATCATCATTCACCCGTCAAAATGAAATGAACATAGGCTTTTTTGTTGTCTTCCAGAAATGTAACAAGCTCATAAAGCTCCATCTCAAATGCGATTCTTTGCACGGCGATGGTGTCAAACATATTCGTAAGCCCCGTGTCACGCACCTTTAAGATTTGTTCCTTGATCTGCTCACTCATCATCCTTCACCACCCTGCAAACGTCCTCACCATAGACAACTCCGAGACTTGAACCGCAATCCCACTTAACGTGAATGGTACCGATGTCATCGACACCTTTGACCGTGCCGCGGCAACCGGGGACGAGCGTCGTGTTATAAGGATCATTCATTTTAACCAGTTCCACACGTGCACCAACCGGATAATGTGCTTTTCTGTTCTCTAATACCTCTTTGGAAATCTGCCACATATCAGTTTGCCTCCTTTGTGTTTTTGTAAGCCGAGGAGCCTGAAAGGTTCCGAAGCAGGATTTTACGCATTTCTTTGTACTCTTCACCGATGAACCCAAGGCGAAGGAGGAAGCAGCGGAATGCGTATTTTTCATTGTCTACTTCCTTTTCCTTTGCGGTGATGCGTTTCTGCGTTCTTGCCATCTTGCAAAGTGCCGTAATGAAATGCATATAAGCGTTAACCTCGTGCATATCCCCATAAGGTCTGAACCACGGGAAGTCAAATCGGTTGCCCATGCGGATGATCGGAAGCTCCTCTGCGCCAAGTGCCTTTTTTATAAGGGCTCCCTTTGCGCTTACAATGGCTTGCAGGTTTTCTAAGGTTGCATCGTCAATCTCGGATGTAGGGATTTGAATGCTGATGCCCGTCGGGTCACCAACTGCTTTTTTCTCAACCTCGTCATCCTCTTCTTCGGTTTGGCTTTGGTCGATGTCGAAGCCTTCATCGTAAATGTGCTCAAGCATACGCTCGACCACTGCACTGTCAACAAGGTCGCTGAAGCTAAGGCTTCCGTCCTTATCAACCGTGAAGCGGCCGACTTCGTATGCGAAGGTGGGGGCACCGCAGTAATGTGCTTCTTCTCCAAGCCATGCCGCAATGGTTTTTACGAGTCTCTTGCGTTCTTCGCCTTTGGCGTGAATGGTAATTGTCATGGTAATGACCTCCTTGTTTTTTGGTATACACATATTAACTCTAAAAGGCTGAAATATCCAGTCATTTTCGAGATATTTATGTGTAGAATACAGGGGCCATTATTCGGTATCAATTTGTGTATAGTACACGATGCCCGACAGTACAAAAAATACGCACGGGAGTGCTACTCCGTTGCCCCAAAGCTTATATTCAGCCGAGTCCGAATGTGGGTGTTCAAGCCATCTGCGAACCTGCTTGTCGTTCTTGGGCTTGCAACCCCCGATGACATTCGCGTAGGTTTCCCATACATCCTTCCAAAAGCGAATGTCCTGGATGGCGGGATATTTGTCATCAAGACCGCTGCACCACCAATCTGGGAAACCTTGCAGTCGCGCACATTCTGTGGGAGTCAAGCGTCGCACGGTATAATCGGTTTCAAGAACACCATTATGATGACCGGGACAGGTTCCGTTTACAAGGGTGTTGCCGCAATCCTCAAGAAAATACTTTCCGAGGTCTCTTGCACAGGAAGGATCGAAGCCGTGAGGTGATACCACAGCACCCGGTCCTTTGGCAACCATTGTCGGCTGTACCTCCTCGGAGAAGCTGGGTGCGAACTTGGCGTTCTTGCCCTGATTGAAGGTATCGCGCCCAACGCCGTAACAAACGGCATTCGGGTCTTTATAATCCCTTGCCATCAGCGTTGGTGACTTCTCTTTTTCCACGTGGGTAAAGCTCCCTGTGGTCATAGCGTAAACCGCATGTCTGTCGATAGTATTTAGGGTAAAGGATACATCTTCGCTAATGCCATCACCCTGGGGACCGTTTTCGTCCTTGCGACCAATCATAGAGCCTTGCAGACAAACGGCAGGTTCACCGCCGTGGGTACAAGTTAGGGTCGGTGCTTTGCCTTCTGTAACGTTACAAGAAGACTTACCGCCACCTTGGTCAACACAAACAATAGCGATACCGCCTTGATTACAAGAAGGATTGCCTCCGTTGCCGTCAAGGGTTCGGGAAGTTTCTGCTTCGTAAATACCGCTGTGGGGATTGTCTGATTTCATTGCATTACTGTCCTTGGAACAGATGCCGAAAGGCTGAAGAACACAATTGAAGTTGACCTTGTCAGGCATACGCTGATTGCCACCCGCGTTCTGCTTTGTGAGCGTAGGCGCAATCTGCCCTCCGTCCCAGTTCATAATAAGCGGTACGTTGCCTCCGCCTGTTCCCATTCTTGACGTAAGCGTTTGAATCGCATCTCCATCTTCGAGCTTTACTCTGCCATCAGCGGGATGATTCTCAATGGCAATTGCCGCAGGAACCACTCCTGCGCGGAGCGTAGGTGAACGCTCTTCTTCGTAACCGATAGATCTGCTATCAGCGGAATGTTCGGTACAAAAACCTGCGGATTCCAAAACGCAAGGCGGGTGGTGTGCCTCGGCTCGGAGCGTACATGTGATTTCCTCGGTAACATCCATACGGTTGCCACCCTGGTCGTTTAGTACAACACCATTACGTCCCGTGGACATTCCACAGTTGACACCGAGCGTTGCTGCTTTATCGCTTACGCTTCCGTTGTATCCATCAAGCCCGAAGCCTGGCGTTCCAATGCTGTCTTCAGTACCGTTGGCAGCTCTTTGCCACGCACGGAAGCTCTCCGCAGAATACCCTGACACGCCTTCGGACTTAAATAGTATCTCTCCGGCACGCCGACCTGCAAAATCTGCGACAAGGTAGATTCGGCGGCGACGTTGGGGGACTCCCCAGTATTGAGCATCGAGAGTTCGGTATGCCACGCTCCATCGGTCTCCCAAGTAGAGGTCTGCGTAGGGCCATCCGCCTTTTTCAGGCATAGGCACCTCGGTCCCCTCTTCAACGATGCCGATGACGGCTTCGAGGACGGCTTTGAAATCGTAACCGTTGTTGCTAGAGAAAGCGCCGGGGACATTTTCCCAGACGATGTATCTCGGATATTTTCCATTTGTTGCTTTCCTCATTTCTTTGATAATACGGACGGCTTGATAAAAAAGTCCCGACCGTTCACCGTCGAGACCGCTTCGCTTTCCTGCCACAGACATATCCTGGCAAGGAGAGCCGAAAGTAATAATATCTACTGGTTCAATCTTGCCGCCGTCCATAGCGGAGATATCCCCATAATGTTTCATAAACGGAAATCTCTTTGTGGTCACCCTTACAGCGAAGGGTTCAACCTCGGATGCCCAAACAGGAGTGATTCCCGCAAGGACTCCTCCAAGCGGGAAACCACCCGAGCCATCAAAGAGACTCCCCAGTTTCAAGTTCGTCATTGCCTTGAGCCTCCACTTCTTTTACGAGTTCGGAATAAGGAATCTGTCTGTCGCCGCGAATTACATAAACAGCTTCGGCATTCCCAGTGTCATCCACGTAACGTCTCAAAATGACCGATGCATATTTCTCATCAAGCTCCATCGTGTAACAGATACGTCCCGTCTGCTCACACGCCATCAGCGTAGAACCAGAACCACCAAAGGTGTCAAGGACGATGGAATTCTCCTGGGAAGAGTTGCCGATGGGATACGCAAGAAGATCAAGAGGTTTACTGGTGGGATGATTGGCGTTGCGCTTGGGCTTATCGAAGTTCCAAATGGTGGTCTGCTTACGGTCGGAAAACCATCTGTGCTTTCCGTTTTGAAGGAAACCATAAAGCACGGGTTCGTGCTGCCACTGGTAATCCGAGCGTCCCAGCACCAGGCTGTTCTTCGCCCAAATGCACACGCCAGCAAGATGGAAACCTGCGTCAACAAAAGCCTTACGGAATGTTAGACCTTCGGTGTCTGCGTGGAATACGTATGCAGCACCGCCGCTTTCCATATGCGCCACCATATTGTCAAACGCCTTACGAAGGAAGTTATAAAACTCTTCGTCCTTCATACTGTCATTCTGAATGGTAAGTCCGCTTTTGCTCTTGAAGGATACTCCGTAGGGCGGATCGGTAACGATGAGGTTGGCGCGATGACCGTCCATCAATTTTGATACGTCATCAGCATTGGTGGCATCACCGCAATAAAGACGGTGCTTGCCGACCACCCAGACATCTCCCTTCTCTACGAAGGCGGCTTTTTCAAGTGCCTCGGAAAGATC